ACATATGAATAAAATAAATCAAAACCTTCACCTGCTGTATTAGTATTAGTTATATTCCATGTTCCAGTTCCTGAACCATCTAAACGTACAATAGCATGCTGAATACCACCTGATGCAACACTAGGGTTTGCTTCGTATTTTAAACTAGCACCTTGACTTGGTGCAGTTAAAGTATTGCTATAATCAGTCCATGCACCAACACTTCTTGTAGAACCAGTACCTTCAGTATAAGGATGATATGTAGCTTTTATATACTCTCTTATTTTATTAGTAGATGCATTGGTAAAAGTAGAGTCACTTACGTACAACCTTCCATCTACATTGTGAAAAACAACTTTTTGATTTGATGTAGTTGAACCTAATACTAAAACACCATCAAAAGTATCTGTATGGTCATCTTCTGTAATAACCTGCATACCATTGCTAGCATTAGCGCTAGCATAAACTATTTGATGAAAAGGTCCATTTCCACCACTTTCATCAAAATCAGTTGAATATGCATATAAATTATAATTTCCTATGGGTGTATAATCACGAACTTCTGTAGCTGCTACTAATGTATCTGAAAAATTTCCCATTGGTCTTATAGAACCAATTTCATCAACCATATAATTATTAATATCAACTAATTCATCTGAAGCAATATCTCTTGGTAGTGCGTTATTATTAAGACCACCATTAAATTTATTTATTACTAAACTTTTTTTAGGCATTAGATAGCTACCATAAATTCTATTGAAGTTGTACCAGTTGATGATTTTGCATAAATAGAATTTACATTAATTCCACTTGCCTTAAAATATAAAGCGCTACCAACAGATATCTTAAATAAATAATTAGAACCACCATCATTACTTAATAATATTGGGTTAGAACCTACATTTTTAAAATAACCAAATACTAAAGCAGTACTAGAAGAATTTAATTGTTCTCCAGAAGTAGTTAAATCCTCACCTATTTCATCCCAATTTTTATTATCCATTAAATTCCATGTTTCATGTGTATCATCCCAATGCTTTGCTTCAACGCTAAACCATTTATCATTTACTTGATTTGCTGTAACATCTATAAAGCTATTGCATCCATATGATTTTTTAATATCAGAATCAATAACATTTTCAGTTGTAGAGCTATAACTTTTTGTAAACTCTTCAAACACAATACTGGTTGGTGTAATTGAGTTTAAGTTGTATGGAATAACTTGGGTATTATATTGTATTTTTCTTGCTACTGCGCTCATTGTGCTACTATATATTCTACGTTACTTGTACCAGAAGTTGTTTTTACTTTTATATTAGCTGAAGAAACTGAATTTACTTCAGAAGAAAAAACATCATTTTTAGAAATCTTTGTTGTGTAATTACTACCATCTAGTGCTAAAAACACATCGTTATTTGTTTTGTTTTTTATCATAATGTATATAACCGTAACACCACCTGAATTTAAAACAGCTCCTGTACTTGTAACTTCTTTATCTGAAGAATAAAAACTAGAATGTTGACTGTTGTTTATATCAACACTATTTTTACCAGATAAACGTCTACCTATATCACTATCATTATAATGACGAGCTTGTGCATTAACATACTCTGTAGGATGCACCATAACTTTTGTAATTATTTTTTTATCAGACATTAATTAGCAATTAAGACTTGTAATGCTTCTTTGTATTTTGTGTCAAATCTAGCATACTGGTCTTGATACCAACTATATTCTTTTGTGTACCTATCTACTTGAGCAGTATACTTTTGAATATCAGCACTATATTCGCCTATAGAAGCTTGAGCTTGCGATGAATATCTTTGAACATCAGCTTGAAATTTATCAACTTCTTGTGCATAATCTTGAATAGATGCTTCAAGCGTTCTAGCTGCATTTGAAACATTTACATTTGTACTTTCTCTCATTTTGCTTACAGCAGCACTTGTACTTTGATTCATTTTCGAAACAGCGGCTTGTACGTCATTAGCAGCATTAGCAATAGATGCTCTAGTAGCATCACCAGCAGTTGCTATGCTTGCTTGCGTAGAATTTCTAGCATCCTCAATCGTTGCTTGCATTGCACTTCTTGCAGAAGCTACCTCTGCATTAAAAGCATCAATATAAGTATTTATTTTAGCTATTTGTGCGCTTGCTAGCTCAGTATCTTCTTCACCTTCTATAAAATGTGCTAAAGTTGCAAACCATTGGTCTACTTCTATTGAGTTTCCATCATAATCATCTATAACATTTTCATTATCTAAATGGTCAATATCAGTTAACTCATCTGCTGTTCCACCAACAGTAGGTTTTGAATAATCAGAAGCTGATGAGCCTGTTGAGCCAGTACCAGATGCATTTGTTTGTGCTTCAGCAACAGCATCTTGTGCAGCAGATACTGCATCACCTACACTAGCATTTGAATAACTAATAGTAGGATTACTTGGTGTACTTGGTACTGCAATATCACTCAAAACTAGTACAGGTTCTGAAGGCATAGAATCTTTAACTCTTGCCATTAAATACTGACATGCTTTAGCGCAAGAACCTAAAACAACTATATCTTCAATACTATCAGGAAAAGGGTCTACTGGACTATCTGTTATATTTGAAGCACTTGCAACTACAGTTGGAAATGTGACACTTTCAACTTTAAAAGCATTTGGACTAGCTGCTGGAGTAGGAAATACATGAATAGAGCTATTTTTAATTATATATACTGGAGATTCAACACTAGCAGCAAACATGCTTGAAGAGTCCTGTACTTTTCTAAAGTATGATGCAGGAAGTTCTCTGCATTCTACATATTGTCCATCTGTTCCACGCTCTCTTATAACGCTTACAATTCTATGGTTTGCAATATTTGTAGATGCATTTGTAATATCTCCAGATTCTTGTGTAAATGATTTAACTTTATTATCTGGTAATGCTCTTATAATTTCTGCTGCTGTATCTGTAAGTGCATCACCTAAAAAGGTGTCATCACCGACAGAGCCAACATAATCTTCTATTCTTACTTTAAATGTACTCATTATAAAATAAAATCCTGTAATGGTGGTGGAATAATATCTGGTTTTGCTTCTCTCGCATTTCTTGTTTCAATAAATTCTTTTTCTATTTTTTCTCCTACACCATAGTGACCACTACCAATTTGTAATTGACCATCTAACATTAAAAAATGTGCTAGCGAATAATGTATACACGCAGGTATAAGTTGTTCAGGTAAATCAACACCATCTGTTACTGCATTTTTAGGCATTGGGTTTGAATAATAATATACTTTTAATTCACTACCTGTATCTGGAGTTTTTGTTAGTGTAAGTTTTATACCTTTTAATGTCCATGTTCCACCACTAGAATAAGCTGTTGAATAAGCAAGACCTTTTACTGGTATAGAAAATGTATTTGCACTTACTACTGTAATTTTATGAACCACATCATTAACTTCACTTTTTGCACCTGTTCCAGATAGTAGACCAACAACACCAGATATTTTTACTTTATCTCCTGTTTCAAGTCCATGGGAACTGCTTGTAACTACGATTGGATTAGCACTAGTAGCTGCTGTAATAGTGCCTGTGCTAGCATCTTCTTCACTTATAAAATATCCAATATTTTGAATTGCAGCCTCATTAATTCCTTCAGCATATCTTTTTTCACTTACAAAAGGAATTATTTTGCTATCATTATTACCAATCATGCTAACTTTATAAATTCTCATGCTAGCATCTTCGTTACTAAGTGTATATGTATTTGTTATTGAAGTTGAAAAAGATTGTGAATTTCTTTTTCTTACAGTTCTTGCACCAACTTCTTGTACTTTATTATCAAAAAATTGTGATAACAAAGGCTCTGTTACTGGAAAACCTAATGCTGATTTAACTAAACCAGCCTCAACCATTTCATATGCTTCTTGATATCTCACTATGCTTTCCTTCTTCTAATTCCTTTAACATGCTTTTGTGACATTGGTGGTCTTTTTGTACTTCCACCTTTTCCAGACCAAAAAACTTTATTTGCCCAAAATGCAGCTGAAGATTTTCCTTTAGCAATATTTTTACCATGTCGAGCTTTAAAACTTTTTCTAGCTTCTGGGCTATAATTATGCCCCATACCTTGTGCGCCAAAACGAATTATTTTAACCTTACCATTTACCCTGACACCAACCACAGCTTTTTTAGTTTTGTGATTAGGTGTCTTTTTAGGGGTATTTAATTTAGTTAAACCTGCCCGTTTAAGTCTTGATTTTTCTGCTGGTGTCATATCTTATAATTACGGGGGGCATAAAGCCCCCCATAATCCTATTTAAACAAGCTTCATGATTGCATGAGTTTGTTCCTGACGAATCTCAGGACCTAGCTCAACTAACCATTCATCTGTTTGACCGTCACTACCATCTTGCACGATGTCTCTGCGAAGCTGGAAATCAGATTCAGCTAAGACACGAGCGTCAAAGTTAGCAAAGTCAACTGCAACAGCATAGTCTTCATAAGCACCTCTTAACATTGGGTGAGGAACAAAATTTAATGTTCCAACAGGACCCATGTAAGACATAACTCGTAAACCAGCTTTTTCTTCTTCGCCCATCATAGCATTCATATTGCTTGAAGTATCAGCACGAACCATTGCTGTCATTTTTAATAGCCATTTGTTAGATGCAAAAACAGTTTTTTCCATTGAACCATCCATAGTATCTTGGAAAATATGTTCTATAACAGCATCAAACTGTGCTTGCGTACCACTACTATTATTAAACTGCAATGAAGAATCAATATCTGCATTATTAGTTTGAACAACACCAGCGCTTCCACCAACACCTAAACCTGCAAAGGTTCTTTGTGGATTGGCAGAGCTTGAATCTAGACTTTTAGCACCATTAAAAAGCATAGCGTATTCAACGTTAGCTTTTATTTGTGCTAGCTTTCTAGCTTGCAATCTTGCTAGTTCTGGACCACCATACTGCTCAGAAACTCTAGCAGTACGAGTGATTGTATAAGGTTCACGGAAGATTTGAGTACAATTACTCAATCTACGAACCTTTTTACGAGTTTCAGAACCAACAGCTGCACCTTCAGCGTAAGTACCATTGCCACCAGCAACTTTAAATTCATTATCATCAAGGAAAGCTGTTTCAGCTTGAAATAAACCTTGTGATGCGTAATTTGCTGTTGTGCCATATTGACCAGCAGTAGCAACGTAAGTTAATGTAAGAATACCAGATGCGTCAGTAGTAATCATATCAGCGCCATCTGCTACTTGCTCTACCTGATAAACAGTAGAGTCACCAGATTTAATGTGCAATCCAATAAACTGTACATCTCTATCAGTAGGTGTAGTTTTATTAACACCTTTACCAATAGCTACACATAAAAAATGTGTAATTGGTGAATGTATAGCAGATGAACCACCAGCCCTAGATGCAGCATAAATTGCTCCAACTTCAAACATTTCCATTTGAGCTTGTCTGCGAAATGTTACAACTGAGTTATCGCCATTAATTCCAGCAGTTGCTGTGTCAGAAACATCTGAACTAGTTATAGGAGTTTTAACACTCCTCTTTATAAAGTACTCGTCTTCCATCCATTCGTAAATCGGCACGGGTGTTTGAACAGCCCCAGCACGACCTGAAATAGATAGCAAAGGTGTTACGGATTCATTGTAATAATAAATCTTTGGACCTAATTCGAGTACTTGTCTTTGTGTTCCGTCAGAAAACTGCGTTGCAGTTCCTGCTCCATAAGTAGACATGTGTCATACTCCTTTATTTTAGGGTTATTTGCTAAATTGCATAATCCCCTTCATAAAGCCATCTAATTCTTTGTCCTCAGGTTTTTTAGCAGGAGTAGATTTGCCTTCAACAGCAGCACCACTTTGTACTTTTTCCATTTCAAGAACCGAGGTTGAATTTTCTTTTTTCTTTTCTGAAGGTGAATTTGCGTTTTCTTTTTTTTCATTTAGAACCTTCCACACCTTAACCATATTAGAAGTTGTTACATTGTCAGGACTTTTCATAAAACCATAAAATGATTGTATTTCTTCTTCTGACATACCAAGTGATTTAAGTTCGTTAATTTCAGCTTGTCTAGCTTTTTTAACGTTATCTTCAGCACGAACTCCTTCGAAATGATTCATAGCTTTTTTAGCACCTTGGTCAATTAACCATTGGTCATACTCTTGTCTCCAGACTTGGGAAGAAGAGCCTTCAGCTGCTTCTTCTAATATATCATATTCTTCTGGTTTCTGAGGTGGACCACTAGCTTCTTGCTTTTCTGCTTCCTGTTGTAATTTTTCAACTACATTAGGATTCTTTTTTAGCCAGTCATCTATTATTTCTAGTTTTTCATACTTTGTACTTTTATCACGAAGTTCGACTTCTGCTTTATCTTTTGCGCTTTGAATATTCTTATACGCATCAGCAAGTTTCTTTTTACCTTCTTCACTATCTTCAAACTTGTTATCAATAAGCCAATTTTTAACTTCTTCTACAGCTTCTTCTTCTTTTTGAGTTATTTCTTCTGTTTTATTTTCTGAAAGCTCAACAGATTCTTCTGTGTTTGATTCTATTTCATTTTCCACTTTTACTTCTTCAGAGCTTTCTGGGGGTACATTAAAATCATTTAACATATCCATTAAGTTATCTTTATTAGTATCTTGTGTACTTGTCGTATTTTCAGCCATTCGATGCTCCTTTTATTATTTGGTTATCCTAATCCCATTTGTTCTTCAAACGGATTAGGAGCCGTATCTTCTGAGTTAACCGTGCTTCTAATGTCAGCTAAATCAATAGCTGTTTGGTCTGTCATTTCCTTTTGCTTTCTTTCCTCGTTTTTTGCTGTCGCCCTCAAGTTACTTACTGCTTGTTGTACAGGTTTCGTAGCTTCAGAAACTTCTGCTCTCATCTTAGAATGGAACAGCTCTCTATCTCTTGTTTGCAAGTCACCAGAAAGTGCTTGTATTTGTTGAGATAGTTGTTGATTCTGCGCTCTTAATTGTTCTATTTCACTCATTCTAGCCATTAATGATACTTTGTCTACATCTCCCTGTAAACCCATAATAACTTGTGTTTTATCGTATATGCCTGCTTGCAATAATTGTATATCCCTAGACAAGTCAGCAGTTGGACTCTTAGAACGAGTACTACCAATTACTACACGAATATCTACTTCAGCAGTTGTTACATCGTACATTCTTTCAATAGCTAATGTATAATCGTTTATAACTGGTACATTAATTTTTAATTCTTTTTCTATTCCTACTGGATTCATAACTCGTAGGACTCTTTCTTTATCATACACATAAGGTACATATTTTGATACAATTTTGCCTACATGTGTTAACATATCATACACAGGGAGTATTTTCCAATTTTGCTTTCTTGAAGAAGCTTCATCCATAATTCTTGCTTCACCAAATGTACCTACTGCACCAGAAGGATTTCCTTGTTGGAATTTATAAGCACCAAACACAGTTTCTATATCGGTTTCATAACGTTGCTTTTCTATGTAAAGTTGAGAACTTATTGCAGGTGGAGATAGTTCTTTTATTTTACCTTCACGAAGTGCAGATGGATTTGCTCTAATTATTGCATTAGGTACAAACCATTTTTCTAATTCTTCTGGGTCAATAGCACCATCTTCATAAATTAACTTAAAGCTAGCCGTGCTAGTAGCGTGAGATATAAGCAATGCCTCCGTTCTATTTAACATTCTTTGTGGGGTCTTTGCATGCCTTACGTCACCAGCTGGATATGGATTTCCATTATGCTCATTACAAGCAGGTACTATAGGGTAATCTTCCAATGGTAAAACTATGTCATATATAAGTGCATCTCCAATAACAAAAGTTTCTCTTACCTTTGTTATATAAATCTTTTCTTCTTCTACTTGATTTTCAGTAATATATGCTTTATAACGTTCAGAATTTTTAAATTCATCAAATTCTTTTTTATTAAAACTTTTCTGTCTACTTGTTAACTTATCTGTTAAGAGTATTTGTTCTTCGTTAACCTTTGACCATCTAATGTATCTTCTTACTCTTGGTTGCCCATCATCATTAACATCTGTTCTGCGAATAATATCATCTCGATTATATTTAGCAGTAGCGTATTCATCATCTCTATAATCTTCGTTTGCATCTTCAATTTCTTGAGCATGCTCTGGAAACATAACTTTCATTGCATTTTTTGTACTAACATCTGAAAGCATAATAGATGCTGCGTCTCTAAAGAAAGGGTCAGTTGAGTTAGGGTCAACGTATATATTTTCTGGTGCAACTCTTTTTACTTTAATTCCACCTCTACCTTGTTCTGCTTGCCAGTCAGGATATACATACATATAACCCATACCTTTAACAGTATAATCTTTTACAATACTTCTAAAATGTCTATCACCATCAGAATCATACCATATTTTATCTAACAATTTATCGTAAATAAAGGCTACTTCTGAGTCAGTTTTTCCTATTGGTCTTACATCCCATTCAGGACTTGAACCTGCAACATTTGACAATACTTGTTCTACAGCAGGTCTAATCTTGTTATTTGCTTCAGGAGGTTGACCAACTCCTATTAAATAATCTTTTTGAGATTGAGTAAGTTGTATACCTAAATAAAACTCTTCATCCTCTGCCATTTGAAACTTATGTTCTTGAGCAGAAGATTGATACAGTATATACTCGTTATTGATGTCAGACGCAGAAATTTCGTCAAGTTTGATATTTTTTAAACTTATCATACTACCACATATTAATTAATAATTAGAATATTATGCAAATATAGTTTTTCCAGTTTGCCAATCAATTCCACGAAACGTAGAACGACTTTTATATTGAACTCCATCTTCGTCATAACCATGTCTAGGTGCATAAATATCATCAATAGCCCATCGTAAAGCATCTAATGTGTCTTTTTTAAAGCTACCATGCTCTTTAAAGTTAAGCAACTCTTGCTCTAATTCCCAATGGGTATCTTTTATTTGCATTGCATTGCTAGCAAAATAGGGTTGAAGTTGTTTTATTCTGTAATATTTGCTTTTAATTGCTTGTTTAGGGTTTATATTGTAAAATTTTCCTGTTCTTTTAGATTCACGCATCATGTAATCAGATAACATGACGTGACCAGTCTCTTCAATATTAATTAACTTTGGTTTATAATGTTCCATCATTTCAAATAGTTTATCAGCTAAATCCATTGGCGCCATTTGACCTCTATGGTAATCAATTACATAAACGTTATTTTCAGCATCTACAGCAATTACCATTATAACAGAAAAGTCAGCTTTTACATTTTCACTTGAAGCAGGGTCAACACCCATAAATACATTTACTGGTATATCCCATATTTCATCTTCAACTTGTTGGACAATAACAGAAAAATTATTATCATTTTTAAAATGACCATCCCAATAATTAATGTTTTCTTTTTTAAATACACGAAAACTATCATCCATTGGTATATTTTGATACTCTTGATAAAAATAAGCTACATCACCTTCGGACACAAGTCTATCTCTTTCAGCTATAAGCCAATCATAGGGTCTATATGATTCCCATAAAACCTTAGGTTTACCTTTTTTATCTAAAACTTCTTTACCACTTGCAGAAAAGTGTCCAGGTTCATTTTCTTGTAGTATTGCTTGATAGAATAAACTATCCCAACCCTTAATCTTGCGCTTACCATTTCTATCGTAGGCAAGTGGACCAGCTATACGATTTAGGTACGACTCTTCATCTACTATTGTTCCAATAAATATTAATTTAGAATCACCTGAACCTGCAATAACAGCACCATTTAACCACGAACGAAATTGGTCACGCAATGTTTGAGTCGCTGTATTGCGTTCACCTTCACCATCGTCTATAACAGTTAAGGTTGGTCGATATGCTCCATACTTTAATCCACGCACTTTTTGCCCTGTACCACGAATAAGTACTTTACAAAAACTATTTGGTACGCCATTTTCATCAAAGTCTGCAATAAATTCTTTTTCTTCCTTGCCCCAATTACGACCTTTCCTGTCGCCAAAGAAATAACGCAACTTTTCGTTAAACTCTACTTCATTGCCAATAGTTTCTAAATAAAACTTAGATTGTTTTTCTGATTCTGAGATAAGCAAGATAAATTTTTCTTCACCAAATAAAATACGATGCAAGGGATAAATTAAATTTATTAAAGTAGACTTAGCATGACCACGAGGTGCAACTACAGCAAGCTTAGAGCCTACATCTAAGTTTAGCAGCTTGGATACAATGTCTTTATGAAAATCTGGAGACTTAGTACGAATATGGTAATGCATAGGTTGTTCAGGGTCACCAAGAATAAATTTAGCAAAAAAGAATATATCTAAATACATTCTTCGCATTAACTCTTCCCGTTCTTGATTCGTGTAGGAAAGTTCCATTATTTACGTTTTTTTAATTTATTTAATCGTGTGTATAGTTTTTGTTTTTTCTTTTTTTTTAATTCGTTTAACGTAGTCTTCATCCTAGATGAACCATCTGTAAAACGTAATTGATTAGTTGATAATTGTTTAGGCATCAGCTTTTCCCATTATATAGTTTTCATAAACATCTACTTTTTCTGACAACACATCTACCTCTTTTATCATATCTAGTATTAATGCCGATACTTTTGGTTCAACAAACATTTCTGCTCCATCCAATACTATTACTCCAGAGTAAGATGTATCAATCTCTATCGTGCTTGTTTCTTTCGGTACTTTCCGCTTGAATAACACCTTCGATTCCTTTTTCTTTTACAACATGCATTAGTCTACCAATATCTTTATCGGAAAGTTTTTGTCTAGCTTCAGCTAGTAGTTTCTTATCTCCATCTGATATCATAATAATATTTTGTGTCTTTTCTTCTTTTTCTCTTTTTGTATGCCCAAGCAAATCAGATATTCTATTGAGTGCATTTAATTTTGCATTTGGTGGTGCATCGTTAACAAACTCACGATATTGACTAGCTACCCAATCATCATCCATACCATGTTCAACTAGCTTTTCACGCATATTCATGCTAATCCTATCAATGATATGTTTTTTTCGTAAAATTCTAACACCTCTTCTAAGCGCTTGTTTGGGATTGTTGTCGCTGAAAGCGTGTGTGTAAGCATCAACGATTGAGGCTGTATCGAACTTGTTGTTCTTGTCCACTTGACCGTATTCGGAGATATAGTCTGCGAACTGTTTTTGGAGTACAGTTGCTGGGACATTTCGAACATACTGCTTATAGACGAGGTCATCTCCTGTCCAGCACTTTTGTTCTTTGGCATAGATTTTTTTATAATATGTTGGGGTTTCTCCAAAACCTGTACGAATAAAAGTAATCGGTTTGCGTTTCCCTTTAAGCTTGTTGACACGCTTTCCAGTAACTCTAACCACCATATTATCATGAGTGCGTATCCAATCGCCAATCTCTGCGTTACGCCAGTTTTTGATTGCTTTAATTCCAACAGAGTTTGCTTCATTGATTTCATATATTTCAAACTCCTTACCTTTGCAGGTTGCTTTCAATTTAAAAAGGTACTTTGTCTTCTTTTTCTTCTACCTTGTAGCTAACATAGTCTAAACCAGACTTAGCTGTTTTCTTCCAACCTGCTACGCTATATTCTACGCCTTTTATTTTTAACGTACCAGTATAATCTGGCTGCGTTTCTTTACTCTTACCTTGGTTAGCAAAGATGCTACCAGTCATATCCTTTTGTTCGTAAGCCATAATGTTTCCTTTCTTATGTGTTTAGGTGATTAAACCTAAGGTTTATAAACTATATAAGTAAACCTTTTTTTTATTATTATAAACCTATACTATCTCTTATAAACCTAAGATTTACTACAGGCAGAGCTATAAAAAGCTATTAGCTTTTGTATGGCTACCCTAATAGGGACCCTAATGCACACCCTATCTCTTTTGTAAAAATAGTGCAAAATTTTTATGGTGGGTACTATATATATAACGGTACCCCTCGGATACCGATTTCCTTCCTCAATAATACGTTGACCTGACTTTTTTCTCGTCAATAAAACAGCTTAAATCGCTCGCATTTGCAAACAATTATATTTTAGCTAGCTCTAGCCTATAATTCACCATTAATATATATCAGCCGAACAATCGGCAAAAAAAACAATAAACAACAGGAGACACAATATGTCTATAGTAAACAATAACATAACAATAGAAGACAACAACACCACCATATCAATTAAAAATGCTAGCACCGAATCGCTTGCAATAGTTGAAGACTTTGAGGCTGACTTTGGCTTTAGTCTTGATGAATTACCGAATCTTGACCTTGGCTTGGCTGAGTACTGTAACCAATTACCGAAGGACGAAGAGGCAATGCTAGCTTTATATCTTACTGAACTATGTGATGAGCAACCCCACTGGGATTGTGAAACGGATGCATACGACCGACAAGAAGCCTAGATAGTCTAACTATCCTTAAGAAAAACCCTACGATTAAGTTCGTGGGGTTTTTTTTTGCTCAAAATGTACGTTTATAGCCTTTTTTTATCTTAAGTAGGGTCGATATACACTCCGAGCTAGAAAACCCCATAAAACCCCCAAAGCAAGCGTTAAAACAATACACAAGCAACCAAGCCTAACCCCATAACCCCAAAAACTATAATAAAACCTCAAAACGTACCTAAAAAAGCCGAACTAGAACGCATAAGATAAAAGCCTTGTCTTTAGTTTTGGCTATGGTTTTGGCTATGGTTTTGGTATCGGTTTTGGTTCGAACCTATTTTATTTCTTTTATTACCTTTTAATTGTTTTATTTGTAGGATATATCATTATACCACATTTTTAAGGTTTATATTAAGTAGGAACGTAGTGACTACTTAATTAAACCATATAAAAATGAGGAAATATGATAACCTACGAAAACAAAACGATAAAAGATGAACTTGGAGAGCCGACCACCTTTACCTCGGTGAAGTTGACAGGTGAAGAGGCTTTCGCTTTATCCCCTTACAATAAATTTAAAAGCAAGAAGAAGGCTAACAGTTTCGTCTCTAGCGTCAATAGAAGAATGAAGCAGAGAGGAAAGCTTTACTATATAGGTTCAGCTATGATTGAAAAAGCTAGCAGAGAAAACGAAGCTAATTTAAGCGACAAGCTAAAAGATAAATTTAACGGAGGTATTTAAATGAGAAAAAACACTCAGCATACAATCAGCATAATGATTGACATGGTATTATTTGTAACCCTTTTTATGCTAGCAAGTAGTTTGATAGGTTTATCAATATACTTATTCAGCAGATTAATTAATTTATTTTAAGGAGACAGTCTTATGACTTTAATAAAAAATAAATATAAGTGCTCTATTTGTAAAGATGTAATACCACGAACTATTATCGGTGAATTTACATGGGATGATGGTCATAACGCTGAACCTGTTAAAAAGGGCAGGTGCTGTAATCATTGCAACGACACAGTAGTTATACCAACAAGAATAAAATTATTAGTTAAATCACAATGAGTAGCAGTTTAAAGAATTATTTTAATAATAAAAAATCTAAATTAAAAAAGAAAAGCCACAGAGTAAATTTCCCTAAAAAGGGAAGGGATTGGCAAAAAGAAAAAGAAAATAAGGAGAATAAATAATGAAGGCATTTGTAGAGCATATGAGAAATAATAATGGAAATGTTGTTAAGAATCAATTTATAAATCATTTAAATAATAAAAAAGTATTTCAAAGTTACGATACAATAATTGCTACTGTTGATGATGATGGAACTGTAACGTTAGACAGTAAATCTTGGAACTATTCAAGAACAACAAGTAAATATAGAAATATATTCTTAAATGAAACCACAAAAAGCACCGAAGATAAAATTAAGGATGGAACGTTCAAGCTAGCAAATTTAAATACAACACTATGGTAGGATTATGTTTAGCATACTTGAATAAATGAAAGTATGATAAATATAACCACAATTCAAAAACCAATAACCAAGGAGAAATTATATGAATCCCCATACTTATACACAAGATGAAGTATACGATTTTACGACTAGGGAGCTAAAGCTCAAGTGTATTGAGAAATGTAAAGTTAAAGGTATTAAATCCTCATGGGTGCAAAGCTGTTCCAATGGAGACAGAATGAATTATTTAATTAGTGGTGTAACCCCTGATGAATCGAAAACAACACCTCCTGCAAGTCCTCCTGCTGCGCACCCTGCTAGCACAAGCCCGAACAAGACACCAAGTGCTATTCAAAATGGTAGCATTGAAGACATGATTGTAAAGCACCTTGAAAACAAGTTGGAAAACAAAGTGCAGACTAGCATGAAAATTATGCAAGACCAAGTAGCGACTGAACTTGAGCAGGCACAAGATAGCTTGCGACCTCAGAGCATAGAAATCAAGGGCAAACCTACGATAAATTTAGAAGACGATGAAATTAGGCACCCTGCATTTGAGGATGTGTTCGAAGCGTTATTCTACAAGCAGAATGTATGCTTGGTCGGTCATGCAGGAACAGGTAAAAGCACACTCGTAAAACAGGTCTGGGATGTTCTTGCCGATACAGAAGACTTACAAGCTAGCACAACTTTCCAGTATATTGGATGTTCAGCAGGGTTAAGTGAAGCACAGTTACTCGGTAAGATGGATGCGCATGGTAAATATCATACAGGACTTGTTGTGGATAAGTTTGAAAATGGTGGACTAAATTTATGGGATGAAGCTGATGCTATGGATGGTAATGCAGGACTGATTAGAAATGCTATGTTAGATGGACAAGGATATATAGCTGTACCGAATAGAACAGAGAATCCAATCGCATGGAAACATGACAAGTATTACGATGCTAGCTGTATGAATACCTTTGGTGACGGACAAGACTTTACATATAGTGGCAGAGGACAACAGGATTCAGCTACTTTAGACAGGCTAGGAGATACCACCATATTCGTTGATTATGACAAAGGCTTGGAGCTAGCTCTTATCGGTGAAGAGGATAAAAAGTGGGCAGATATGTTATGGGAGCTTAGAGAAAATGCACAAAAAGAACATCTCCATGAACGGATTATAAGCACACGAAGGTTCGCAGATGCTCAAATATGGGCAAAAGCAGGCAAGTCAAGAAG